TAAATTATTATAAACCATATCCTTGTCCAAATCCACGTCTTCTATCTCTTTCATTAACATCAAATCCACCATAGTCAATCTGGTTAGAAGTTCCAGTTATTGTATTCTGTCCTAATGTACCAATTCTTGTGTCGTTTGTAGTCCCTCCCATAAAGGTATCTCTAACTTCTGATTGAAAATCTTGCACACTACTTCTAATATTTGAGCCAAATCCTGACATTGTGTTGTCTGGTTGAGGATTACGACTAAATCTACCTGACCCCATAGCACTTAAACCTTTTACTATTGCTTGTGTTTGATTATTCATACCACTAAAAGGTACAAGAGTATTAACAAATGCTTCTCTTTCTGTAAGTGCAAAAGGACTATCTTCGTCTAATTTTGTTCTTCCTGCATTAACTGCACCTCTTATAGCAAGTTGAGCCGGTATACTTGCACCTCCAGTTAGTGCCGCTAAAGCCACATCAGGCACTGCACCTACTACTGTATTTATTGCTCTTGATAATAATCCATCTTTTTTTCCAGAACTAGTATCAGACCCTCCAGTTCCTTGCATTTGATTTTGATTATTTTGGTTATTAGGTTTAGAAATATTTGTACCTTCATAATATAAATTGTCTACATTAGTAGGTATTCTATCTATCATTTCTGGACCAGTTGTGTTTACTGGTGCTAATTTTTCTATTTTAACATCATCAGGTCGATATCCTTTTGTATTATCAGTACGTGTAAAAAGCTGTCCGTCTTCTCCTCTACTAATTCTTTCTATATCTTCTTTCAACAATCTTTGTACCACATTGTCTCCTGATCCTTTTGATCCACCGCCGCCACACATTTTATATCCTTTTTTTAAAAATAGAACCTACGTCTTTATACCCCATACGTTCCATAAATTTATTATATTTTTCATTTGGTTTACCAGAATGAGTTACACTAAAATTCACTTCGATTGCTCCTTTTTCTTTGCACCATTTTTCGAAGTCTTTCGTGAGTTTAAGTCCCACAAGCGGGGACGAATTATCGGTGAATAACTGCTCTTCACAACCCAAGATTTGATAGCTCCAAATGTAGTTTGTAATGTACCCCAAAAAGAAAGCAGTAGGCTTTTCATCTTTGATATAAACTCTGAAATAATGATCTTCACTTTGAACAAACTTTTGTGCATAAGTTCTGATACGTTCATCAGTATAATCCAAATCTCTGTATATACTTGTTTCGTGCATCTTTTTAGCCAGTGGTAAAAGATATTCAATGTCTTCATTTGTACCGTCCTTTATCATTAATAATATAAAACTCCAAAACCGCCCCTTCCTCTAAGTCCAAATCCTCTGTCTGCTTTATACAAAGCATTGCCAAAAGAATTTACTCTTTCAAAAGATGTTCCCGGATTTGCTCCACCAACTTGGAAACGTCTTAGGTATTCAACACCCGGTGTAGTTTCACGTGGTCTAACATAAGGGAATGGTTGTGAAGCACTCAAATTACTTCCCATATAATTAGGATTATCTCCTGCGTTTAATCCTAAGTTTAATGATGCTCTTGGTAAATTAACATTCAATGCTTTAGGTAAAGGTAATGAGCTATCATATTGAAACTCTGGTGGGTCGAGTGCCATACCCGCCGCTCCACCTAACGATCCACCAAGTTGTGCTCCCATAGCTGAACCTATATTAGCACTTGCTATTCCCGGTCCTATAACTGGTAGACCAGTAGCTAAGTTAGCAACTTTAGAACCAAAGCCGGTTCCAAAAGTTCCACTTGCCATACTACCAAAAGTTTTTGGTACTGCTAAATTTGTATATCCTGCTATATTACCACCAGTAATAGTTTGTCCTGCTACACTTACTGTATTTCCTGCCGCATTTACTGCTGTACTTCCTGCCGGTGCAGTTCCGGTAAACGCACCAGATGGTTGAGCCGAACCTAATAATTGACCTCCGATATAAGAACCCGCACCAGTTCCTAATCCTGATAATAATGCTTGGGTCGTAGACGCTCCTGCCGCCTTAGATAATCCTGCTTGAGTTACACCCGCCGCTATTGCTGAACCCGCCGGTCCCGATAAAGCCGGTATTAATTGTGGTGCGTAGACTGCCGCCGCCGCAACTGCAAGTGTTCTAGTAATAGGATTTTTAGCAACGGTTTTAACAACTCTTTTTATTGCTCTAAATATTTTACCAAAGAAAAAGTGTTGTGGACTATTAGGGTCCATAGGATCATAGTTACCTACATCACTTCCTGCTATTGTAGCAAAAGGATTTTGACCTTTTTCAATCATCTTGCTAAAGACTTGAACTAAAAATTCAGGATCATCTTTAAAAAGTTCTGGATGTAATACTATTTCACCGGGTTCTAATCTTGCATTTACTGTATCGTTTTTAGAAAGTTCATCAAACTCTTGTTTTTTTTCAAAAGTTTCTTGATCAAAACTTCCATTTGTTTTTATATAATCTGCAAAACTCATACTTATTCACCTATACTGATAGAGTAGCCGCCGCTATTCCTACCTCCAAACTATTAGCTCCACTTGTATTTGTTACAACTAATTCAAGTCTACGTCCATTTGCCGTACCATCTATCTCAATAGTTGTTGGCATATTAACAGAGGCTCTAGTAGTTGATACTGAGAAAGTACTACCAATAGTAGCTCCGTCTATGGATAATTGAATAGTACAAGTACCCGCCGCAAGTTTATGAGTAATACCATCTAATCTTAGTTTTTGTTTCCATATGTTAGATACAAAATATGTTTTGTTAGCTACACTGACAGACGCATCTTCCCATACGTTAAAGAAAGATATTGTTGATGTAGCAAAAATATCTGGCAACTGACTAGTAGGTATCTTTGCACTACTATCTAAAGAAGCAACACCATTAACAGCACCTCTGTCTGTTTTTGGTATAACAGATGATAAATCAAGATCACCATACTCTAATGCCGTACCAGTTCCATTAACACGCACGTATTGTGATGCGTTGGTTGCTATAAATGTAGGTAGCGAACTTTCAGGAGATGTTTCTAACCACTGAGTACCAGTATAAAATTTTAAAATATTTGGTACTTGTGATGTATCAAGCCATAAATCACCAGTCTGTGCTCCTGCCGGTTGGTTAATAGAACTTGAAATGTTTGCTTTATTAGCCAAACTTGTTGATAACTGATTAACTTTGTTTTGTGGTATTTCGTTGTTAGCAATATTTAATTTTGAAAAATTAATAAACCCTTGTGCGTTTGTATATTCATCTTCAAACATTAATCCTGCAATAGTTTTTTGTGCTTGGTTTTCTACGGTAATTACAACAACTTTATCATTAACAGCTAGTGATGATGTAAATGTTAATGTTGCTGTTTGTGGTGAAGCAATATAATCCGCACCACCTCCGGGTTCTTGTAAGACACCATTTTTCCAAACTAACAATGTTTCGTCTGAGCTATGAACAAATGCAACAGCATTGGTCGCCGCTGTTATTTGTGTATCTTGTCTACGGAAGTTTGTTACTGATTGAGCACGAACACTATAGACTGTAAATTTATCTCCAACAGCAACACCAACAGCAGAAGCAATAGTAATTGTGCTTGTACTTGAAGATGCAACATACTCAGCAGTTGATCCAGTTGTTGCTTTTGCAAGTAACAACCCGTTTTTATAAACAACAACTTCTTCTGTATTCTCATCAAATGTATACGATAAAACATTAGCGGTTCCAGATAAAGCCGCTAAAGACGCTGTTGCAGTAGCCGTTGTTCCTGAAGTAGGTGGTGTTATTGTTAATGTAGGAGCTTGAGTATATCCAGACCCTGCACTTGTTACTGTAACTGCTGTTACAACTCCACCAGTAATGGTAGCAGTAGCAACCGGAGAAGCACCCCCACTATCTTGTGGTCCAGTAAAACTCACAGTAGGTGCTGATGTATATCCCGATCCACCATTTGTAATTGTTATTGTGGTGCTGATACCAGTTCCAATAAGAACGTCTTGTCTATTGAAGAAGAACGGACCTTCAACAGTACCGACATTAGAACCTGATGGTCCTCTTAATGATGCTATGTCAACAAGGTCTTGCCATCCATCATCTGCACCTGAATATATTCCAACTCTAAATTGTAGACCATTTACGCTGTCTACTCTCATTTCTATCGGACCTTGGAAAGTTCCGCTTTCGTTAAATAAAACAGCTAGAAGTTCACCGATTGTTTTATCACCGAACTCTGCCGCATTTATATATCTAATTATATTCTCAAAATCAGTATGTATATTACCTGATGATACATAGTTTTGAGGATGTTGTTGTCTAAGTCTTGCCATATTATCCCGTCCTTACTGTGACTGCAAAGCCAATTACTTTTAGTAATCCCTTTCCTTTGGTTGTTAGTTTAAATTGAACACCTCTATATCTGTGTTCAAATTTCCTTTCATATTGTCTAGATAACGGCACATCGGGGAATTTGTCGTCCGCTCCGTCCTCTTCTATAAGAAAAACCATAGAACTCAGATACCTACCTCTTTCATCAAACGCTTCTACTGTCAATTCACCTTTACCAGTAGCTTGTAAAATAAAAGAATAACTCTCTTTAACATCATTAATAGCACCTTGCCAAAGTATTGGTGTTTCAATTTGCATTTCCGGACTAAAATCTGTGACATCTTCTATTCTTGCTCTTTCCCAAATACCACCCGGTGTACCAAAAACAGTTGTACCAGATAATTGTCTACCATTCATAGCATTTAAAAAACTACCCGTAGACCATTTACTTTCACCACCAGACATAGGATTTAAGGTTAGTGTTAATCTAGTACAAAGCAAATCAGATATAGGAAAAAATATATGATATTGACCTTCATCTTGGTCAAACATTGCACTTATATTTTCTGGATTTTGTACTTGTTTTACTAAAGCTCTATAAGTTAAATCAATTTTATTAGACATTGGTATAGAGAATATTTGAACACCATTGGTATCTGAACGTCTTAATGAGTGAACTCCATCTCTTGAACAAAACATAATATCAGAACCCGCTGTTGCTATAGTATTATGACTTAATGTTCCTACCTTTACATTTGATTTATCATTAATTTGCCATTGTGTTAAGTCAGGGTGTAAATCATAAATAACCACCTGATCATTAGTAAACACAGCTAATTTACTATTTTCGAATACACCTAATCCTTTTATTTCATCAGCAGTACCAATAATGTTTCCTACATTTATATCTGCCGCTCTTGTTACTGCTGTTGCCGCCGCATCTTCATCTTCTGGAAAAACATTAAACTCGTCTACTCTACTTATATCTATAGTAGTTCTTTTATCTGCGGCTCCTGCTATTGCAAATCTTCTTTGTATTGAAACACCAAATGCGGGTTTTGGATTAGACCCTGCTGTTATTTTTTTAAATCCTAAACCATCATAACGATACATAGCTTCATCTCTACTCATAAAGATAACATTATCGTTAAATAGTGTACTAGTTACTACATTGTTTTTTGGATAAACTTCTTCTGCAAAATGATTTTCATCTGATTTAAGTGATACACCACCACCATCTTTTTGTGCCCAAACCAATCTGTTTCTTCCGTAGAAATTTACGTGTTTGATTAATCTGTCTCCCGGAGTTCTTTGAGAAGCACCGGCATCTCTAACAATAGAGCCTCTCCAATCTGCAAATCCATTATCTACTTTTATTAAATGTTGTTTTTGTCCAGTATCTAAAGCGGCTTTATCTCTTGAAGCATCAACACCTTGAAAATCTTCATAAGGATATACTTTTATTTTTACACCAGATGGTGCATAAGCAGTAGACATTAAGTTCTCCCGGCATCATATGCTCTGTTGGAACACAAGTTATCAGACCCCCTATCGTGTGGAGACATTTGAATTTTAGAATTACCAAATTTTCTGTTATATAAAATTCTATTCATTGTTCTAAAGTACATAGGTCCGTATGCTTCAACTTTATTAGATTGTTGTTGCACAGCATAATTATAAAGTAGACCGGCTACCATAACTTGATCTGGTACATTTCTATGTTCTGTTGGATGTGTATAATAATCTATTTCTATATTATCATAGTATGGATGTGCTCTTAAATCTTCTAGAACTAAATTAGCAAACTCAACAAACATCATTATTACTTCGCCGTCTACAGTACCGGGGTGCATATCCCCATATCTTCGTAGAGCTTGAAATGCTAATGTTTGTAAGGATGAATATGGTTCACCTAAATGTGGATTAGATGCAGAATATCTATTTCTACTTTCTACATTTTCATCTAAGTATTTTAAGTTTGCTTCAGTAGCTGTTCTGGTTTTTTCTTTAGTTAAATCGGTTCTAAGATCAACACCGCCGGGTCTTTGATTGCCATTTGCATCTTTATTAGTTGGTTCTTCAGTGACTTTAGGCATATCCACATAATCGGACTTCCTAGTAGTTGTTGAACCTTCAGCAGATGTAGTGGCTCTTCCAACAGAACCAGTGCTTGAAGAACTTGATCCAGAAGAAGAAGAATAAGCCATTACTCATCTACTCCTTTTATAATCCTTCCTTGAATAAAAAATACGTGAGCTTCCATTTTATCTGAAAGTTCTGAAGGTATTCTCCATACAACTCTTTGATTATCACCATCATACATTCCTCTATATCTATTGCCTGATAATATCATATCCCAACCTACTGGTTCTGGCTTTGCAGACACATAGTATGCCCATTGAGGACCACTTGGTTTTCCTTTGGTAATTTTACCTTCTACTGTTACTGCTTTTTTAGCTTCGGTTTCTGAAGCCTTTTTACCTGATTTAAATTTAAGTACTTTTTTTACACTCATATTTTTTTCTCCTTATAACAAAAAGGGTCAGAGTTATTAATATAATCTGACCCTTAGTGTACTTATTTGTTTAAGAACTATCGTCCTCGTTTAAACTTACGCTAAACCAGTCCAGTTCTTAATTCTGTGGTGTACTTTAGAATGGGTCATTTCTAATCCACATTCTGACATATACATATGTTTTACACCATCAAATTCGTTATTATGGATATCTCTTACAAGTTGAGTATCTCTACCCGCCATATAACGATAGTTAATGTGGTTCATATCAAGAATGAGCATCTCATTCGCTAACGCACTAACTTGTCTGAACATTGGGTGCATATAGATTAAAAGATCACCCGCAAAAGTGGTGTATCTAGTAAACGCTACGCCGTATGCGTTGTCAATCTGTGTAGGTTGCCAACGATTTTTACCAATCTCCATCATATTAGTTACTACTCTTGGTCCACAAAAAGCAATCTTTTCGTTAGAACCAAATGCAAAAATGCTTTCGATTAAGTTTTGATCAAACTCTTTCTCTGTCATTTTATTAGTAGTTGCAGTAGCTGATGCACAGTCGATTACGTTAGTAATCATACTGAACAATCCACCAGTTGATCTAGTTGGTTGAGCAGTTGACCCATTTAAGATACCTCTAGTTCCAAAGAAGAAAGCTCTTTCAATGTCACCCATATGTAATTTAAGTGCCTTTGTAAGTTGCTCTTGTTCTTTGTCACCAGTTCTTAAATAAGTGTTCTGCAAAGTACCGGAAACTTGCACAGCAGTTTTGAAAATCTGTGTGAAGTTATGGTCTACAGTTGGATCAAAAGAAACCGCTGTAGGTGCAGTACCACCTTCTTGATCTGCAAATCCTGCAATAATGATCTCTTGGTCATCTGCTACCGTTCCGGCAGTAGAACCTCCAAATCCTCTTGAGATTGCAACAGTATTTGCTGATGTATTACTATCAGCAGTTACTAGCATATTCTCGCCAGTTGCAGGGTTGTGTAACACAGTACCTTTTACGATAAATGCTTCGTCATTTGCATCATCATCGAAAGTAAGTGTTGTTGCACTATTGTTAAGTGCACCATTAACAACGATGGTTCTTGTTGGTAACTCATCTCTGAAATGGTTGTACTTAGGATCGTCTGTACTTTCTGAGTTTGTCATAGCCAACAACGCTTGAAGCGGTGCTGTTCCATTTGGCTCTAGAAGAGTAAATAACTCCCTATAGTTTGTAGGACGGAAGTCTGTACCGAATTGACCCGTCCCACGTAGTCCTTGTATTGCCGCCATAATAAACCTCCTTATATATTAGCAATGGTTAACGTGTTTGTTTCAAATCGACTTCATCCCACTTTCATCGCATACAGCTAAGATCGTGTTTTGTTGTCCTAGAGGTATTTTAAGCCGTGGCGAACCTCTAATATCGTAACTTTAAGTTATTCGGTGTATCTGTGTCGTCCCTTTATTTTAAACCATATTACGTTTTTTCATAAAGTTATCTGTTACACTACCGATAAATTCTTGGTCACGATCAGGTGGTGGTGCATTACCAGAAGCATTTGGTGTTGCACCTAAAGAACCAGTAAACGCTTGTCTACGTTTAGCTTGTTCTTGTAACCTAGCCATTTCTGGACTATTTAGGTTATTTTTAAAATCTCCTACTATTGTGTCAGTTAATTTAGGGTCTAAGAAGTCTTCCATAGTATAGCCTCGTCCATAGGCAAAGTTGAAAAACCTATCTTGTTCACTATCAGGTAACTGATGTTTTGCTTGTGCTCTATCTAGATTATTAGCCGCTAATTGTTTCATTGCAACTTCTCTATTTTGTTGAGCAGTTTGTAAGTTTTGTTGTGCTCCTTGTTGTAGACCTTGTGATTGTTTTGTCAGATTTTGTAATAATTGTTTAATCTGAGTATTTTCTTGTGTAATTTGGTCCATCTTTTGAGCCGCTTGACGATACTGAGGTGGCAATGACATTGCATTTTCTTCTTCCCATTGTTGCATATCTTTTTCAATATCACCTAATGGAATACCTTTTGTATCTGGTGTTGGGTCTTTTTGACCACCCATAACTGGGTTCTTCATATAAGCTTGAGATGCCGCAGATAAAAATTGTACTATTTCATTTGCATTAACACCTCTGCCGTCTTCTTTCGCAACTTCCGCCGCAATAGCATTAGCAAAGTCTAATACTGGTTGCATAGGAGCTACTTGTGTTTGATGTTTATAATTAAGATCACGATACCTTTTCATAGTATCTTTAATCTGACTTTGTGAATACGTTCTTTCATCACCCTCGCCGAGAGTAACTTTTATAAACGCATCTTCTGCTTGTTTATCACCTTCGGTTTTAGGACTTACCGCTTCAGCGGCTTGTTCTTGTGGAGTTGCCTTTTCGGGTCCACCGGGTTCCTTAGATGCTTCTTTAGTTAAATCTTGACCCGATACATTTGGGTCTCCTGCTTGTTGTGCTTTTTGATCTAACTGGTCTTTTAGTGGTTGAGTTTCTACTCCTAACTTTTGGTTAGCGAGTTGATCTATCATTTGTTTTTCTTGCTCTGTTGCCATTTTATTTCCTTTCTAGCCGTAGCGAGACTAATTGTTATTGGTAGCCGAAGCGACCGGTTTATTTTTATCCTCCTCTTCTAATGTCTGCATCATTAGATCATTTTCTAGTTTGACTTCTAGAATAGAAGGCATTTGTATTAGCTTCTTAGATGCCCATAAAGCACCTCTTCGCCAATGTAACTCATCTATTGATAGTTTAGGATCGCTAGATAAGTTGTATGCGGCTTGAGTAATTTCTTCTTCCATAACTCTTTGAAGAAATTTCCAAGCATCATCTTTTTTTAACCTTTTAATAAGGGCGAGTTTCTCTTTTGTTTCTCTTACTTTGCTATCCATTCGTCTGCGGCTTTTTGTATACCCTCATTATCAGTAAATTCTTTAATTAAATCATACCCCCAAGTTTTGTATTGTGCAACCTTTTCATCGGTTAACCAAGGAGTTTGAGGACCCATAGCAATATTAGCCGCTAATGATGCTACTTCTTTTAAGTCCTTTACTTCTTCTACTGTAATCTCATCGTCTTGATCTGGAAACTTTTTCTTTCCATTAGCATTTACAAAGAAATAAGTATTATTTTTCATTGTAAATCCACCTGACCATTCCCAGTCAAAGTCTACTTGCCATTTTTTATTGTCTTCAAAAGACATTTTATAAAGGGTTAATTTTTTATCTAAGTTGTTTTCGTAAAACATATTAACCTCCTATTAATGTTTTTCTACGCAGTGTCCAGTTACTATTAGTATCTGATAGTCCGTGAGTATATGCTCCATTGTAACCAGTACCCCAGAGCGTTCCGTCCATCATCAACACCATATATGCACATTCTTGTGTA